TGTAAACACCCTTAGCACGATATTTTTAGCTTTTTCTAAATCATAACTTACAAAGGGTGAATATTTACGAATCTTTCGTGAGACATCTGGCCACACAATCGTTTCGGTTATTTCTTTATCGGCCTTATTCATAAAGCCTGTCAATTGGTTTAGTATTACCACTGTTTCTATATTTATATCTCCAGCCATAAAACTCGTAATAATTTGTGGATGGCCGTCTGAGGAATCTAATACTTGATCAAAGTTACCAAGTTCAGCCAGCTTAGATAAATCTTGTTCAAAGATATAACCAAGCGATTGCATCCGTTTTTGGTATAGCCTATAAGTATCATCGTCATCTAACATATCACCAATCCAGTTTTTGTCTTGAATAAAATATGAAACATAATAACGAATCAACTCTGACGCGTCACTAAACTTTTTACCAACCTTAGCAAAAAAATACTTATCTCTTCGTTTCCAAAAAGATTGAGGCTTTACAGAAGTTTTATAATTGTATTTAATAGCATCATAACTATCAGATTCAAAATGCAACTTCATAGATTGATAAAAGCGAAAAGCGTCGTATGGTTCCATAATCATATCGGTAAAGTTGCAGTATTAGAGTCTTTAATCATATTGAGTCGTTGAGCTTCAGCAGTAATCTTTTCTTTTAGAGCTGGTGTTATAACACGTCCAACATCTTCTACTGGAAATTCAAGCTCTTCGCATACTTCTAAGATTGCATCTAAATAAGACAACTGAAACTTATTTACTCTTTTCTCTACAACAGTAGAAAATCGCTTCTTAGTAAGTATTTTACCTTCTAACATTAGATTATTAATTCCATTTATAGTACTTGTGGGTACCAATTCGAGTTGTGTATGCAAGGCTTCTTGCCCAACTGGGATTGACATAGTCTGCATGATAATGAGTAGCTCCTTCGGTAATATCAATATTATTATACCATAGACTTAGAGCTTCGTACACAACAATTTCAACTAAAGCTCTAAGTTTTCCGTCTGGCATATTATCTGCTTTTCCATCGCAATACCAAGAGAACTGGCATTGATTGCGAAGAGGATTATCTTTAGAGTCAGTAGGACCTTGATATACTACTCCACAAATATTATTTGGATAGCGAGGATCATTTACCCTATTAAGTACTACTGCAGTTACGGCCATAACCGAAGCGTATCCATCTCCACGTGCTTCATAGTATCCATTTTGAGTTAAACAATGAAGCTCTTCGTATTTAATTCTTTCGATTGGTTCAGCGGCTACCGGTCCAACACTCGCAATAATACACAATCCGAGTTTAGTCGCCCATTTGGTGAATTTGTTTTTGTAGTCAAAGTTTGCCATAATGTGTCTACCTGTTTTGGTGTTTTCTTCTGCACGATTGGAAGAACCTCGTCTGGTTTTCTTAACTTAGTTTTACGAGACTCTTCTCCAACATTTAGTAATGTTGTACCTTTTACTTCAAACCCTTTTGTTGAATTTGAAATATATTCAGTTAATTCTTTCGTTTTTACATTAAAGACATATAGTCTCATAGCTCCAACAACAGTAATTGGAAGAATAGAAGTAATTTTAAATTCGTTATCTTCTTTAAGGTATTTCAGCTTAGACACTTGCTTATCAGCAGCTCTAGGCTTAGGTGTACGAGTCTTACGTGTAGCTTTAGCAGAAGCTTTGACTCTATCTAGATCAGCAATCATTTCTTCAATCAACTTGATCCGACGGCGAAGAACCGGGCGCTTAACATGTGAATAGCCTTCAACGGCTTGTTCACAGCGCTTATGATAAGCGTCCTCGTAATCTAATAGCCAACCTTCAAGTCTTTTCAGCACAGGAGCTGTATGTGACCCGCTCAGACCATGCAGTTTGAAGCAGTTGTACATATTAAATTCTGATTCTTCGCCGTCAATCCAAGCGTCTTCCAATTCATCCAAGTTAGTCATAACTGTTTCTTGAATTTTGTTGAAAAGACGCTGTTGAGGAGTCAACACAATAACATTTGATGCAGATGCATCAGCTTGCGCTTTCTCCTCTAGGATCTTTTTACCAGACTCAATTAAGTCAGTATAAAATTGATTAATACGATTTATTGCATTAGCATAACCTGAAGGCAACGTAAGTTCTAAGTTGGTCCAATAAATTGCTGATGCATGTAAAGAGTACATATAGAAATTGTACTCAGGAGTTGCAAGAATAGCTTTGGCATCTTCTTTTGAAAATGTTTTCTTAATAAAAGCTTTTGTAATACTACTAAGTTCTTTACGATCAACTTCCATATGAACATAGTGCTTGAATTTTTCAAAACCATCATTCATTGGAGCACCGCCAAGACCGGTCTTAGGTCTTGCACGTACTGTAGCTTTTTTACGAGCTGCCATAGCTATTCTCCTCATTGAATATAAGTATATTCTATCACAAGTAACTGAGAATGTAAACCCCTAAAATGCATTATTTTCAATATAATTTACAACCCAGTTATTCTTTTCACTGTGATCTCGTAAAAAGAATAGTCCAACCATTCCTGGAAGAGTCTTTTCTAGACGTTCTCGAGGGAATATCATATTGTACTCAAAGAGCTCTATTGCTTTTACTGGAGTTGTAGGACCAAGTTTGACCTCTTCACCAGTTACACGATTAATCATCTTGACTTGCTTAGCATCAATAGCATATTGGCCACGATCTAAAGTCTTATAAACTGCTTTACCCATATTGTTTTCTTTATAGGTAAATGTAGAACCAACCTCGCGGGCTTCCATTACTTTTTTCATAATCATACTTTCGCAAAGTTTTTTACAGTTTCTACTTTAAATGATCGCCAGTCTTTAAGACCAGTATCAAATACGCGAATAGCTTTGAGAATATAATCCAATCCTTCACGTAATTCAGGAGAGTCATCTCCCTTTGGACGTTTTGCAGATGGAATAAGATCCATGTTCAAAGTACATTTCATCACACGAGTGTCACCATTTACTTTTGTAAAAGTAACTTCACACTCACTTTCTCGCAAAGATGCAAGCATATTGTCTTGAGTTAGTTCCATACTATAAATTCTCCGTACGTTTGGAATTGACATTAATTTCTTCTCATGGCCGCATAATGTTTCGGATCATCTCCCCTTCCGACAGGAACGAGGTTTGACTTGTGCATTGTTGCGATTCCGACGATGTAGTCTCCTGAGTAGACTGGAGACTCTTTTTTCGCTCCCGATCCAGGTATGCTTTCCGTCGAGAAGCTTGGATAATTCGTTGTCTTGCGACGTGATTGAGATTCTTTCGGTTCATATGGAGTAAACTCCTTTTTAGTTAGTTTAGTATTACCAGTTACATATTGAACATAGTCATTAAGTGTTTCGAACTGAGCGGCATGACAGTTTGTTTGTCGCATGCGTTTATTATATTGACGCCACTCCACTTCTAGCTTTTTCATATCGAGTTTTTTCTTAGATTTACGCTTGGAGTTACCATGTACTTGAACTCCATGAATCATATGCATACTCATCTTTTATTCCACTTCTTATAAAGACCAGTCAAATCAACAGGAGTTTCTTCTCTAGTTTTAACTGATTGTTTTTTCTTAATGGAAACTTTCCAAGCTCCAGTGTTTGGATCTAGTCTTTTGATTTTAGTGACATATGGATCTACATCACACCAAGCTTGGATTTCTTTACTCATAGCTCCATGACCAGTAACAACTGTGATAGATTTATGGTTTGCAAAATACGACTCTTGAGTAACTTGACGAAAGTATCGCCAAGCCTCATGTGTCGTAAAACCATGTAAATCTATTTTAGTCCCAATCATTATCGAATTTAGTTGTGTAGTGAAGAGTTTCACCATAATATTCTTTAGCATACTTGGAAGCATCAGTCCAAGCGTTGATGTTAACATTATCGTAGCCAGCGATTTCTTTATCAAAAGCATCTTGCTTAGCTTGACGCTTAGGCTTTTCTTCAACATCACTCCAGCGACGTACAATGGAACTTTGAGCAGTAAGCTTCTTTTTGAAAGCAGCTGCACTATTACGCTTTTCAGCGACCTTTTTGATAAGTGCCAAACGATCTGCTTGTTGTTGAGCTGTCATAGTCATATTGTATTTCTCCATCATCAATTTATAAGTATATACTACCATAAGTCTCTAGGAATGTAAACCCCTAAAATGCATTTATTTTAAAATAAAAAACCTTTTAGAATCAATGGCTTAGGATGAGGAGAAACGTAACCTATTGATTCTAAAGGGAAAATTAATTTGTATCAAATTGTATTTTTTAATTACACCTTAGTATTCGTATAAGTCTTTTCTAAAATATAAGCTCCTTCAGGTAAGTTAAATGCTTTCATTAGCTTGAAATACATTTCTGGAGTCATAGTAATAACATCATAATTATCTGCCTTTGGATTATATTGTCTAATATAGCAATAATCATCGTATAATATTGCTGCAACATCTTCATGACGTCCAGTGTCATCCATAATAGTGATTAATGTTTCGTCTAAATCAAATTCTACTGTAATCATATTAAGCTCGATTCATTATATTATTTAGAAGCTCATCTACTTCATGCTTTACTAGTTCCAGTTCTCCATCTGCTTCTGCAGCTTCCATATGCATAATCTCGATGAGAGTCAAAGCTGTGCGGCGATCTTCATCTGTAAGGCAAAAATTTAAGAGAAAATTGACTTCATCCATAGTGTCACATGACCATAGCATATCGCAAATCTCAACTTGACGATGTGTTAATCCATCTAAATACATTCTATTTCTTTTTTGTGTCATTATAATGCCTGTCGTAGATTATTTGCAGTTTTTCTTTTTCAGGATGTGTATGAACCCATTGACCAGTTGAAGGATCAAACTCTTCTTTGAAGAATTTATCTAATACTTTGTTACCAGTATTTATTTGCGGATTAATCTCAAGGCAAAGTTTATCAAAATCAGCGTCTGGCATAATAGACTCTGAGAGGATTTCATAAGCGTAGGCTGCCACACTGACTCGAATGCGGCGCCTACGCTCTATCTCTATAGGACTACCCCACGAATTTGGCATAGATCTCTTTGCGCTTTTTGTAGCCTAAGTCGTAGGTCCACAGAAAATAATCAAACTCTTGGCTATCTTTAGTAAACTCAGTGTCAGCTTCCATTAAGATGCGAAGAGCATTTTTCCAATCTACATTACATGTAGCCATAGTGGTCTTAAGCAATTTACGGAAGTTAACAAGAGCTTGAGATTCTTGTTGTTCTTGCTGCTCAATCGCAGCATCCAAGTCAGCAATTAAGCTATCCCATGTAGCTTGCTTCTGATCAGCGTTGAAAGCTGCCCACATATTCCACCATCCTTCACGAGGACGGAAACCATAAGCTTCTTTGTGAAGATCAGATACAATGTTCTCGTCGAATGTGTAAGTCATAATCGTTTCTCCTCTTGATTATGATACTACTATAACATAAGTCTCAGAGGATGTACATAGGTAAAATGCATTTTTTGAAAATAATTGCAACTTTTCTGTTCCAAGGTAAGTTGCCAACCCGTCAGATTATGCTGCTAGAGCGATTTCTGAAGGTGCAAAGTTATTGTTTGCAGTTATGGTTTTTGATCTATACGCGATCATCCGGTTGACTCCACTTTCACTTTCACACCTGTCGATCCTAATTTCAGCCCCATCAAGAATACACTCTTAAGTACTTATCTTCTATCGTACTTTCGTTCCGCAAAACTACTACAATCTTGGCCCAGTCGTAGTATGTAATGAGAAGTAGGAACGGAGTGTATTCATGGTGGAGCTGCTCGGTACCGCCCCGAGGTCCAGTATGTGTCCACGTTGCTTCAACATCAACAAACTTATTTATTCATTTGATAATCTACTTTATAGCAAAAGGATTCTTCAGCTTGATCAAACTCTTCGGTAAGTAAGAGCGCTTTTATTTTACACTGCAATTCTGTTTGATAGTTATCATAGAAAGTCATTTTACGCTCTCCTTCATAACTCAAATTCATTACAAATAACATCCACATTGATCTATTCCTTTTCAGCTTTCTCACGTAAAGCATTATATAAGCTTTCTGGAATTACTTTTAATTGTAATCCAGTTGGCTGAAGACGACTTTCAACATACTCTTCGTATGTAGGGTAATCTATTGGTTTTCGTCGCTGTGTACGATCTGTTTTCATTTTTCTTCTTTCTTCGACTTTCGCAC